GAAACGCCGCCCACCGGGGGGTGGACGGCGCTGCCGGGGAGTTGTCATTGCCGGACACCATGTCAGGCGCGACGAGGCTATCATTGCCGCTTGATGCGATGCAAGGGCTCGCGATATGATGGGGCATGCCAGACATTAAAATGATAACGCGACGAACTGCGGGGGCTCAGCCGGTTGCGCGTGCTCGATGCGATGAAATTGGAATTGATTCGGTCTGCGACATGATCGTCTCTGGCGTCACGATGACGCAAATATCTGATGAGATGGGTGTCAGTCTGAATCGATTACTTACTTGGATCGAAGATGATCCCGCGCGCTCCGCGCGTGCGCGCGAAGCTAGAGTGAGGTCTGCGCGTTTTTGGGACGAGAAAGCCGCCCGCGTTATTGAAGCCGCGCCCGACAAGTTTGAGTTAGAGCGGGCGCGTGAGCTTGCGCATCACTATCGATGGCGCGCGAAGGCCATCGCGCCGCGCGATTACGGCGACAAGGTCACGCAGGAACATACCGGTGCCGGTGGCGGTCCCATCGCCATTGCCGCTGTTGATCTGCGGAACCTCACCGATGCCGAACTTGAGAACATGCAGATGCTGATGGTTAAGGCGTCGGGCTCAACGTGACCAAGCCCCTGACGCCCGCTGTCATGCTCGACATGATCAAGAGGGAGAAAGAGAGGCGCGCGGCCAGCGCCAGCATGTACGAGTTCGTCAAGCAGAGCTGGCACGTCGTGGAGCCGGGCGTGCCGTTCGTGGCCTCCTGGCACATTGAGGAGATATGTGAACATTTGGAGGCAATCACGGCGGGCCAGTTGCGAAAGCTTCTTATCAACATCCCGCCGCGTCACAGCAAGAGCACGATCGTCAGCGTGATGTGGCCGATGTGGGAATGGATCGCCGACCCGGCCCACAAATATCTCTGCGCCAGCTACAGCGGCAACCTGAGCATCCGCGACAACCTGAAGGCTCGCAGGCTTATCCAATCGCCCTGGTTTCAAGAGCGGTGGGGTCATCTCATCAAGTTGAGCGGAGATCAAAACGCCAAGCAAAGGTTCGAGAACGACCGCACAGGCTACAGGCTCGCCACCAGCGTGGGTGGCACGGCCACGGGTGAGGGTGGCTCGAGGCTCATCCTCGATGACCCTCACAGCGCCCAGGAAGCGCAGAGCGACACGATTAGGTCGAGCGCCCTCGAGTGGTTCGACGCGGTGTGGTCGACCCGCCTGAATGATCCCAAGAGGGATGCCATGGTCACGATCATGCAGCGCCTGCACGAGCGCGACATCAGCGGCCACATCCTCGAGGATATTGGGGGCTGGGAGCACCTGCTCATCCCGGCTGAGTGGGATGGTGTGCGGCGCAAGACGGTGCTCGGCCCGTATGATCCGCGCCAGACCAAGGGTGAGTTGATCTGCGCCGAGCGTTTTGGCCCCAAAGAAATCACCGAACTCAAGCAGTTGCTGGGCGTGTACGGGACCGCCGGTCAGCTACAGCAAGACCCGACGCCGACGACGGGCGGCATCCTCAAGACATCTGAGATACAGCTATGGCCGTCGGACAAGCCGTTGCCTCAATTTGAATACATCTTGCAATCGTACGATTGTGCATTTACCGAGAAAACATCGGGCGATCCGACGGCTTGCACCGTCTGGGCTGTATTTACGCACCAAGGCCAGCGCAACGTGCTGCTGATCGACGCCTGGGACGAACACCTCAGTTATCCTGACCTGCGCGCCCGGGCGATCAAAGACTGGTCAACCGAGTACGGGGCGACGAGCGTGAAGGACGGCTTACGCCGCCCGCGCAAGCCGGACAGGATATTGGTCGAGGCCAAGGCCAGCGGTCAGTCGCTGTTGCAGGACCTGCGTCAGGCCCGCGTGCCTGCGGTGGGCTACAACCCGGGCATGGCTGACAAGGTCAGCCGAGCCCATCAGGCCGCCCCGACGCTGGAGCTTGGGTTCGTGTGGGTGCCTGAGTCGGGAAAGAATAGGGGTCAGCCGGTAAGCTGGGCGACCGCTTGCATCAAGCAGTTGGCCAAATTTCCCGTTGCAGAACATGACGATTACGTCGATACATTCACCCAGGCCATCTTGTTTCTCAAAAACGAAAGGTGGTTTGAGTTGCCACAGGCTCGAGAACGCGATGAGCCGCCCCAGTTTAGACGCGAGAAGGTGAACCCATATGCCGCCTAAGAAGCCAATCTGGGACAAGAAGCGCCCCTCCGACCTGGGCGAGAGCAAGGAACTCTCCCCGAAACGCAAGGCATCGGCCAAGGCCATGGCCAAGTCTGCCGGTCGACCCTACCCGAATCTGGTCGACAACATGCGGGCGGCCAAGAAGAAGTGAGCAAGCGGATCGACAAGGACGCAATGGCTTGCAACAAGCCGCGCCGCACCCCGGACCACGCGACAAAGTCGCACGTCGTCAAGGCGTGCTATGATGGTAAAGAGAAGATCATCCGGTTCGGTGAGCAGGGCGCGAGCACCGCTGGCAAGCCGAAAGAGGGTGAGAGCGAGCGCATGAAGGCCAAGCGCGCCTCATTTAAGTCGAGGCATGGCGAGAATATCGCTAAGGGTAAGAGCAGTGCCGCCTACTGGGCGGACAAGGTGAAATGGTGAGGAATCAGTAACATGGCTGAACGCAACAACGCCCCTCCCCGCATGACCGCCCTCGGCCTGCTCGAGCAGATGCGCCGGTCCAATGCTGCAAACCGAGAAGCCCCGTTTGACCCAATAGCCGCTTTTGCCCGTGAGCGGCGTGCGGGCCCCACCGCCCCGCTGTTCGGTGGCCAGCGTCAGCCACCCTTGCCGATCCCGCCGCGCCCGCCTGCCGTGATACCCCCGCCGCAGCCCCAGCGGGCCGCGCCACAGGCCGCTGCCGCACCACAGGCCCGTACCCCTGCCCAGGCACTCCCGGTGCCCCCACGGCCCCCGCAGTTGGGTGCTGACGGCAACCCCATTCCGCCCGCTGTGTTGCCGCAGGTGCCCGGTGCCGAACCTCAGCCTCTGCATGTCCGGTTCAACCCAGAGAACCCGTATGTGGCGACGGCCACGCAGATGGCCGAGCGGTATGGCCTGCCGCCCAACGTGCTGCTGTCGCTGCTGCATCAAGAGAGCCGGTTTGACCCTAATGCGGTAAGCCGGGCCGGTGCGCTGGGAATTGGACAATTGATGCCGGGCACGGCGCGCGATTTGGGCGTTGATCCTCGTGACCCGATGCAGAACATCGAGGGCAGCGCACGTTATTTGCGCCAGCAGCTTGACCGGTTTGGCGGCGACATGAATCTGGCCCTGGCGGCGTACAACGCGGGCCCTCGACGGGTGGCTGAAGCCGGTAACGCTATCCCCGACATTGCTGAGACGCGGGCGTATGTGCCGAGCGTGATGCGGAATGCTGGCATGCCCGGCTATGCCAAGGGTGGCCTCGCTGAGCTTGAGCACAAGTATGCCAAGGGCGGCCTGAACATAAGCGATGCGGAATATGACCGCCGGTTGCTTGAGCGGATGAGCCAAGACGCTCGGCGCACGTTTCGCGGCATGCGCCAGTTTGAATATCTCGACGGCCCGGCGGTTGGTCAGATGACGCGCAACAACCCCATTCCCATCGTGGTTGAATCCAATGACGGCCCTGGCGTGGGGTTGATGACACGCAGCGGGCCGGTCACCGTCACGGTTGAGACCCGCGATGGCCCGGGTGCTGGTCAGATGACACGCAACAATCCGCTGCCAATTGTGGTTGAGTCCCATGATGGCCCTGGTTCAGGTCAGATGATGCGAAGCAGGCCCGCACCGCGCGAGGAGCTGACGGCGGATCAGTTGAACGCCATGGTGCTGGACAGGCTTGCCGCGCGGTATGACGTGGCTCCTGAATCCATCATGGCCGCCGAAGCCCGCGACCGCATTGGTCGTGCCATGGGCTACGCTGAGGGTGGCCGCGTTGGTCGAGCGGTGGGGTTGATCCGCCGCGCGGTCACGCCGGAACCCGAAGCGGCGCGCATCCCATCTGAACCGACACGTTCGGTGTTCCCCGCCCCGCAACGGTTTTTTGATCCCGAAGACCGGGCGTATAAATCATCACTACAAGATTTTGAGTACGAACCCGGCGGGCGCTATTTGGAGATGCGCCGGGGTGAAACGCCACGCGACATCACCGGAGAAAGCGTCGATAACGCTAGAATTTCGGTTGGCCCAAACGGTCGTCCTTCGATGATGGTTGGTGAACCCACCGACCTGCCGACTGGTTCACCCGGCAGGGGCTCTACGGCAACCAAAACGAATTTGTTCAAGCGTTCCGCTGGTTGGAAGTGGACTGACGCACCGGAAGGATATGCTGACATTCCGACGTTGGTGTCGGTGGAAAACAGGAACCAACATTACTATGCCTTGTCGGCTGATTATCCGAGGGGTGTGGATTTGTCGCGGTATCCTGACAGCAAACAAGAACCCCGCCTGCGGCCAACCACCCAAGGCAACGTGTATCCTGGCAACCAAGTGGGTACGATCAGCGTCAGAGGCCGGGAACACCCCGTGTATGACAACATAACCGTTCGTCAGGCGGCCCCTGCTGGTATGGTGGGGGCAGCAGCCGCCTCTGGCGAAGACGACGCACCGGCCAGCCTGGAACACCTCGAGC